TCATCGCCTCAATCTCTGATGAATACTTATAGCTCTTACGACGCAAGATATAACTTGTACCTAGAGTAGATTTGATTCGGTCTTTACTTTCACCCTTTAAATACTCTAGTATCTCTGCGCTCTTTTCCTTTTTCAGTTTAGTGAGTTCTGCAATTCTTTTGTTTATCTCGATGAGACCTTTTTGAAAGTCTAGTAATTCTTGGCTGTCCATCAATTCCTGATTCTCTATTTCGGCTTCTGCCATAGCTCCGTCACTTTCTAGTTGTTCGTTCTCGTTTTCTATATTCATATTACATGGTTAGTTGTTTTTCTAATTCTATCTCGTAAGGTTCTATACACCATCCTAATGGGTAGTCATCGTCTGGATAGGTTTTTTCTTTCTCAGTAAGATCACTATTCAATCCCCGTGCTTCGCACTCCACATCCCACGCACTCTTAGTTTCCTTGTCGTTGAAGTTATACATATTACTGACAGGTTATGGCGTAGAAGGTGATAACTAGGACTGAGGTGACTACTGAGAACAGGTAGAGAGCGTTGTACTGAATCTCATTCTGTTCTTGTAGGGCTGTGGCTTGTTTGTTGCGATAGTGATCGCTTCGTTGTACTTGGCACATAAACTGGGGTTAGCTTTTTGATATCTTTATTATCTTATTTTTGTATGCCTTTGTCAACTATTCTGTTGATAACTCTGAATCCTCAATGTTTTCAGGCATTATCGCTACAGTTTTTTCTTTTACTACGTTCATTACCCAGCCATGCGATCTCCCTACCCTTTGGCCTATTTCTCTATATGGAATACCCTGTTTATATAATTCTATTACAGTATCTTTCTTTCTTTCAACGATTTGACGTTGATATGGTGTTAGTTTTGGCATATATCCGCAGGGTAGCAAATTGTGATATTTTGTCAAGTAGTGTATAGTTAAAATATATGAAGAATAGAATATGCTCTAAGTGCAAAAAGGTTCCCAGCTACAATAGTAAGTCGATATGTCGCGAGTGTAATACTAAATACATGCGAACGTGGAGACAGAAAAATAAAGACAAGTGGAATGAATATAAGCGCAAATGGAGAATGGACGACTATAATAATAACCCATTAACTAGGTGGAAAGAAAAGGCAAATCGTTTCGTTACTTATAGGGTTTCTATAGGAAAGATTAAACGTATGTCTTGTGAGGTCTGCAATGACAAAAATTCACAGGCCCACCACGATTCATATTATAAATCCCACTGGGGGAATGTTCGTTGGTTATGTCAATCACATCATTCTGAATGGCACATAAGTAATACAGCGAAGATTCCTAGTAAAGAAAAGATCAAGAAGTTATCAACAGGCCATTATGGAATATGATATGATAGTTACGTTGTATGCTTTCTACAACGATAAGATCGCTTTAACTCCTATCCGTGTCCGTAGCTTGCCTACGGGGGAAGCCACGGGTGGGGATTAAAGTGATTTTTATTATGAAAGGTTGGATCAAACTACACAGACAATTACTAGATAACCCGCTGATGAAAAAACCGGCATATCGTTCTCTTTGGATAGAGATACTTTTACGGGCATCTCATAATGAGGAGCGAAGCGTAGATTTTAAGGGTAAAGTAATTAAGCTAAAACAAGGTCAATTTACAGCAGGTGCCTATCAATTATCCGAGGCCACTGGTGTCCCACGAGGAACGGTTGAAAGAGTTTTGAAAAAGTTTTCGGCCGAGGGTCAGATTGATGTGAAAGCGGGGAACAAATGTTCGTTAATAAGTATCTTGGGTTGGCGAAAATATCAAGGTGTAGATATTGATAGTGAGGAACGAGTGAGGAACAGACGAGGAACAGATGAGGAACAGATGAGGACTAATCAAGAATGTAAAGAATTAAAGAATGAAAAGAATAAGAACTCTATTGCGACTAGCGTCGCGGAAGGGAAGGTTAAAAGAGATAATAACGACCCTGTAGATTTAGAGGAATTTTGTAAGTCGATGCGAAAGAGCAAACGCAAGGCACTTCACATAATTGCCGAGTGGGCCGAGACAGTAAGTCCAGGATTTACAACATACGGGCAGTGGCAGGTATTTATAAAAAGAAGTCTACGGGCCGCGACATCGCTTGAGTCTTTCTCACAAGATCAAATGGAAAAGGCGTATCGAGACATTATGAAAGATTCTGATAATGGAAAAAAATTTAAACCAAGCCTAGAAACTATAATTAAATACTTAACTAAATAATATGGCGTTTAATCCAAACCAAACATTTAATAGATTCGATATAGGATTCACGATAAAATACGGTAAGAAGGAATGTTACTGGACTAATATAGCGGTAGACCATGTAAACGGTAAAATGACTAACGAGAAATTATTAAAAATGTCAGACGATGAATTAAAGCAATTAGTTTTCTTAAACAAAGATACTGTCTTATTAGAAGAATATATCCGTCCAAACGATAAAGACATTGCAGATCAGCAGGGTGGAAAGAAGGGCGAGATATACGAAGCACCACATAGGGGCGTTGTGGTTTTACAATATTGTGACGCTATAAATGAGAATCGTGGTCCTGTATCAGAGGAACAGCAAAGACGTAATAGCGAAGCACTGAATAAAGTAAGGGAGGAATTTTTAAGTAAAAGATAGGGGAGTAACAGGGGGTGTATCGCCCTGGCGGGCGCTCCCCCCCGACAGAGTGGGTGTATAAACTAGATAACTAATAATATAAACAACATATGAATTTCAAAGAACTCGGACGCGACATTAAGATTGTTGAATAGAATATGAAAAAGGAGAAGAAGATAAAAGTTAAGAAGAAAGCGATAGCTAAGATCAAGAAACCGTATTCTAAGTGTGTTGAATTGGCTAAGAAGATCGCGAAAGCAACTGGTGGCTACAAGTGTTTGCGGTGTGGGGTTGAGGATAGGTCTATTGGTGGTAATAAGCAGATACATGGATCACACATCTATGGAATTGGTTCGCATCCTAAGATGGCTACATATCCATTAAATATTAAAAATTTATGTAGTTTTCATCATAGATACTGGCATTCATCGCCACTAGAAAGCGGATGGTTTAAAGAAGAATATCCAGAGTGGTATGAGAGAGTAGAAGAATTGAGAAGAGAGCTTGAAGAGAACGAACGTGGTACGGTGGTGATTGACTATCAGAAGCGCTATTGGGAATTGAAAGAGATATTAGAAACATTACAAATAGATAACCCACCCAATAACTAAGATATATGAAGAAAATAAAGCAAAGACATACTTACAAGGGTAGGCTTATGTGGAAAGTACATGGGATTAATGGCTGTATTAACAATGATAAGAACCTATATATGTCGTTAGATCAAGCGGAAATGAATGCGCCTGAATATGCTTTTTTGCAACCAGTTGATGTAATTGAAATACAAAACAAGAAAAAAAACTATGCAAATGAATAGAATATGGGCAATGCCCAATAAGTGGACGTTTACAATTAAGCCAATAAGAGAGCTTCTGCAAGAGGAGGTAGATTTAACTAGTCTTTCAGTTGATCCCTTCTGTGGTGAAAATAGTATGGCTACTGTTAAGAACGATATCAATCCTGAAATTAAAGAAGCACAGTTTCATCAGGACGCACTAGAGTTCTTAAAAGAACAGCCAAGTAATAAATATGATGTTGTCTTATTAGATCCCCCATATTCTAATAGGCAAGTATCAGAACACTATAAAGCTGTCGGTAGGAAGGTGACTGGTTGGCATACCTCATCAGGCTGGTCTAAAACAATTAAAGATGAGGCCTCAAGAATATTAAAACAGGGCGGTAAAGTAATATGTTTTGGCTGGAACTCAATGGGGCTTGGTAAAGGCAGAGGCTTTGAAATGACACGGGTGCTATTAGTTCCTCATGGTGGTAGTAAAAACGATACAATAATAACCGTAGAAACTAAATTATAAATATGAAAAACTACCACGCAAGACTTGTCATCAACGATGCAAGCGAACTAAGTAAGGCCGAGGTAAAGAGAATGGCCGACTGGTTCAGACAACAAGCCAAATCCCTTAAAAGGGAACACAAGAACTATTCAAAGCGATACACCGCTAAATTATTAAAATAACCACAATTATATGAAAAGAAAAGATTTAACAGAACAAGAGATGAAAGTTCTAGAGTTCATGCACGTATGCAAGATAAACCCAGATGATTGGGGGACTATTTACGATGTACTAGAATGGCACTGGCCCAAGACAGCTTTAGTATGGCACGAAGAAACTAAAAAGAGATTAGACAGGATATCTAATGAGATAGCGGGAAAGAAGTCTAAACAGTGTGCTAATTGTAAGAATGACCCACAGCTCAAATGCTCTAATTGTCCCTAACCTTAATAAGAAATAGATATGAAAAAGAAAGAGATACTAGCATCGTTTGAGAAAGACCTGTTATATGGGCTAGGAGCAATTAAAGGAGGTCTTACCGCACACACAAAAGAGGAGGAGGCTAGAATATTTCAAGTAAGGGATATGGTTATGGATGTTATTTCTAGGTCATTCAACCAATACCTATTAGCCTGTCTCCCTGATGAGTTACCTGATGTAGATGATGTAGAATTGCAGTTGCAACACAATGTTTGGAATAATTGTTTAGAAGAAATTAAAACTAACGCTGGGATATGAGTTTAGAACAACAAGTGAAGGAGATAATGCACGATAACTGTTTTGCGTCTGTAGAGTGCTTTCGTGAAGAGAACGAGTCCAAACTAGCAAGAACCATCATCCTATTAGCAAAAGCTATTGATAAATTATCCTCAGCTTCCATTGACAATTAGTGGCTTACGTTCGATGATATATACATAGGTTTAGGGGGTTGCCTGTATTGTCGCAGGGCGATACGAAATACTTTATACATCACGCCATGGAAGGAAGGAGGATCTTAGTCTTCCCTGCTCGTGGTATAGAATGTTGTTACCAGAGGATATTTTATCTGTTGCACGTCCTTTCTATTTCAGAGCGAGACTCCACAGTCTTTCTCGTCCTCTGGTAATAACACCCCATGCTACAGAAGATTAGCCAAACGGAGCAGATAAGCTATTGGGAGGTAGGCTCTGTAGTCGATACTCATCTAGCCCTGCTCTGGCTGGTGGGGAACGGAGTGACCTGGGGAATTAAATATTTTGATATGAAGTGCGACATTTGTAAGAGGGTTATGAAGAAGAGTGAGATTGGCCGTGGGTACGGTAAGTTTGTTTGTGGTCAGGAATGTTTTAAGAAAGCAGGTGATGGCTATGTTGATAAAAGTTATCGACCTTGGACGAGTGGGATAAATAATTAGTATGAATGTTATTATTTTCTCTATTGGAGTTATAGCTGGTATTGCGCTGTGTGTGGCTTTATTGGTGATGGAGGTACTCTTTATCAAGAATAAGCATAAGACACCGTTAGAAGCGCTTAGAGGACGTGTGGAGGGCAAGCGTGCTGGAGTAATCATTGATAATCCTACTGCAGAGGGTGAGAGCATAGAGGAGTGGGTTGAAAAGGTTAAGGACGATGGTGATATTGGTGAGCGTGGATTTGATGAGTTTACTTTATAAATATACAATATGAAATTAAGACCACTGTCTGATGGTATTATAATAAATACTGGAAAAAAAGAGAAAACAACAGAATACGGGTTTGTTTTGGTTGATGAGATGTCAGGATTAGATTTACACGAGAAATCAGAAACTGCTACGGTAGTATCAACTGGTGAGAAAGTAACCGAGGTATCAGTTGGTGATAAAATTATATTTAAAAAGTGGGCAGTACAAGAGTTTGAAATAGACGATGAAAAATATTTATCTATCAAAGAAGAAGATATAATTGCTACTTATGAGCTTTGAGAATACATTTGAGGATGAGTTTAAGAGGATAAAGGATGAGAGGAAGTTGACTGCTGAGGAGTTGAGGATTAAGACTGAGATTGAAGGATTGGCTTGGAGGAAGTGGGTGGACTTTTATTGTAGGAGTTGTGATGAGGACTTTAAGTTGATTGGCAATAAAGGATATACGAGTTATAAGGGCGGACGTTGGTTTTATAGCGCTAAGTGTAAATGTGGTAAGGAGCTTATACGGCGCATTACTGATAAGGACGGTGATCCGTATTTTGTACAGAGTAAAAGGTTAAGGACCGATCGTAGACGATACTGGAAGGAGCTATTGCAGCGAGATGATCCTAGGTTTAGGGGAGTTTATGGTGATGATAATTTGCGTGAGGAACGAGAGAAGGAAGAAATGCAACGAACTAATTTTGATAATAAATAGATATGTTTGTAATTACTAGTGTGGTTGATGGTAGGTTTGCTTATCAAGCTGTTGTTATGGATGATGAGCGGGCTATTTACTATACTAAGAGTGGCATTAAGGATTTTGATGAGGCTAAAGAGAAACGCTGGATTGTTGAGGATAGTGGCATGAGTACGTTTGTTGGTGTGTTCAAGCCCTACGAGTTGAAGATTAAGGATACCGTGAATAAGTATTGGAGAGATAATAAATGGGAAATTACATAATATGTTTGATATTACTGACGAGCCAGTTGAGAACATTACGTTGATTAGGTTGAAGGAGCTTGTATCTTTTACTACAGGAGACAATGAGATATTGATGACAGAAGAGCAGGATAAGGCATATCGTGAGTTATTGCATGATGATGATAAGGATAATGAGATTGTTTTTTTATAGGTTTAATAAGATTTTAATAAAATAATATGGCGAGAGGACAACTAACGCAGGCTGAGAAGGAAGCGGATGTTGTTCGTTTGTTTACAGAAGATCCTACTAGAAGTGAGTCAGAAGTGGCTGAGGTTAGCGGAGTTGCTAAATCTACAGTACATGATATTAAGAAACGACAATTCGGGGATTTCGGCCGTGAAGAAACAATTCAGCGAATAATAGACAAGGATTTGAAGATTGTTGATAAAGGACAGGATAAGATAATAGCTAAGATTGAGGCGGGTAAAGGTGGATTAGGTGAGTTGGCTAAAGTGACTGAGGTGAGTTCAAGACGACATCAGTTGTTGAGTGGTGGCGCAACAGAACGTGTCGATAATAGGAATTTAAATGTCAACGTAAATGTTGACGCAAATAAATTACGTGAGGAGTTTGAAGATAAGCTAAAGAACGAATATTTAAAACCAGAGTTATGAGGTGCGATGGATGTGATGAAGATTTAGCACAAGGTGATTTGCTGAAAGATCGTGAGCAGATGATCTCTAAGTGTGGTGACAAGAAGTTTTGTTATTTCTGCATACTGGAACGATTGGGTACAAGTAAAGAGAAGGTTGCTAATTTAAAAGAAAGATTAAAAACCGATGACTAAGAAACTTAGTGACATATCTATCCATGCTTGGATACTTGAAAATGAGTTGAAGACCGAGAGTGGAAAGCCTTACGACATACGGAACCACATGTTCCTGTATGATATTTTGGCTGATTGGTCACCTAAGCAGGTTTGGTTAAAGGCTGCGCAGGTTGGTGGTACGTTAGCCGCGGCGCTCAAGAGCATGTATGCGGTTAAGGTGTTTGGATTGGATGCGATCTATACCATGCCATCTAGTGTTGATATCAAGGTATTGGTTGGTGGTAAGATCAATCGAATGATTGTCCACAATCCTGTGATGAACGATTGGATGGAAGATAAGAACAGTATTGAGCAGAAGCAGGTAGGTAACAACATGATCTACTATCGTGGAACAACGACAGAGCAACAGGCTATTTCTGTTACGTCTGATTTGAATATTCACGATGAGGTTGATCGTTGCACGCAGAGGATTATTGAGATGTATAAATCACGTTTAGATCATTCTGAATATGCTTGGGAGTGGTTCTTTTCTAACCCGAGTGTGGAAGGTAACGGCGTGAGCAAATATTGGAAACGATCCGATCAGAAGGAATGGTTTATCACTTGTCCGGAATGTAAGAAAGAACAATATCTTAAATGGGCTAAGAATTCAGAGGGCAATGTGTGCATGGAGCGTCAGGTGTTCCAGTGTAGATATTGTAAGGCTGAGTTGAGCAATGAGGATCGACGAGTAGGACGATGGGTGGCACGGTTTAAAGATCGTGAGTATAGCGGTTATCACATCTCACAGTTGATGGTGAAGTGGAAGTCAGCGAAAGATATTATCCATGCTTATGAGAATAACTCTGAGGAATATTTCTATAACTTCGTTCTTGGTCTGCCGTATGTTGGATCAGGTAACAAGGTAACGCCTGAGATGATTTATAATAATTGTACGCAAGAGGTAAACGGACAAGAGCATGTCATTATTGGTTGCGATAGTGGGATCAAGAAGCATTACACGATTGGTAACGATGAGGGCATATTCTATTACGGAGTGACTGAGGAGTGGGAGGACATCAGACGATTGCTTAAACGCTTTCACAAATCAATTCTTATCGTTGACGCAATGCCAGACATCACTGGTCCACGTAAGTTACGTGAGGAGTTTAAGGGCAGAGTGTTCTTGAATCATTACGCAAGAGATAGGAAGACAATGCAGTTGATACGTTGGGGTAAGGATAAGGAGAGCGGAAATGTTCTCAGTGATCGTAACCGCATGATCCAGTTGGTAATTGATGAGTTCACAGAGGGACTGATACCGCTTGAAGGTAACGAGGGAGATTGGGAAAAGTTCTATTCACATTGGGACACACTCTATAGATTAACTGATGTTGATTCGATTGGTTCACCAATATTTACATGGGAAAGTAGCAATGGTAACGATCATTGGTGTTTCGTTGAAGATACAAAAGTATTAACAAGAAATGGTAACAAGAAGATTAAGAACATTGAAGTAGGCGAAGAAGTTTTGACACGAGCTGGTTATAAGCCAGTTGAGCGTTCATGGCTAGTTAAAGAAGATGCAGAAGTTATTAGTTGTTATCTATCTAACGGTAGAGTTTTGACAGGTACACCAGATCATAAAGTATTCACAAATGGTAAATGGATCACCCTTAACGCTATCGTGTCAGGTGATACAATGTACTCATGTCAAATACAGAAACAATTACTTTCAACGGAGTTAAGTTTAGACGATACCCTAAAGCAAAAACAAGATCAGAGCAGGTCTACTATGTACCAGACGGTGCATGCCGTAAAAGAGGCATGGGGAGACTTCATCAAGAGATTTGGAAATTCCATAATGGGGAGATTCCTAAAGGTTTTGTTATCCACCATAAAGACGGCGATCCTCTCAATAATGAGATCACTAATCTTGCGTGTGAACAAAGAGGAAAGCACATGTCTAAACATGCAAAAGAAAACTGGGCTAACAGCGAATACAGAGAGCATAATCTTAAACATCTTCATGAGATTCGTGAGCTATCGCACGAGTGGAGAAAAACAGCCAAAGGCAAGAAGTGGCACTCAGAACATGCTTTCAATAGTATTGTTTTATCTGAGCCTAAAGAGTTTAGCTGTATTCAGTGTGGTATTAAGGCTTATACACGCAGTACAAACGGCGGTAAATACTGTTCCCGTTTGTGTAATGGTCGTTGGCATAGAGCGAAGAACAAGAAATGAAGATGTATACAATCTAACCATAAAAGATCAACACGAGTATTTTGCTAGTGGAGTTTTGGTTGCGAATTGTCATAGCTCAGTCCTATGGCGCATCGGTATGGATCGCTTTGGTCGTGGTCAAGCAAAGTTCGTTGTAGCACAAGAACATAAAGGTATAACTAAAGCACCAGAGATTAGTCTTGAGGGTACAGCTCAACTAATTCCAGGTGAAACATATGATTGGGATTTTTAATGTCAGACTTTGATACGCCTATTTATTTGACACCAGAGGACGCTGAGAAGTATCAGCAGTTCTTAGAGCATTATGATGTGTTTGGTATGTTGGTGGATAAAGGTCTGATGGCAACCAAGGGAGGCAAGGTTATTATGCACTTCGATGGCAATGGTAATTTCAAGGGCGTACAGCTAGAAAGATGGATAAAGGCTGACTAACTGTGTATAACTTTCGTTTGCGTTTGTACAGGATGTGTGCTTTGTGCTATTATTGATTCATAAGCAGTCCTAACCAAAACCAAGGCGGACTAGTCATTAACGACTAGTTTTTTTTATATGGGTATTTGGGACAAATTAGGACTTAACAGCGATACTAACAAAGTAGAGGAAAGCACCACTTATAATGAGGAGGGTGTTGTTTCTGAATTTGAAGATGAGTTGACGCTAAAGATAACCGATAAGGAGTTAACCAAGCTAAAGCAACAGTGGGAGAGCGATTATGATGCTTACGAGGGCAAGATCAAGCCTAAGCAGAAAGAGGCTAATAGATATTGGCTTGGAATGAATGGTCAGAATCAGGACAATATTATCTTTGAATCATTGGAGACGTTCCTACCAATCGCTACAAGACAGAACCCTGAGCCTACAGTGCGCTCAGACAACTCAGACGAGGGTAGAGAGCTTTCTAAGTCAGTAGAGGCACAACTAATCACAATCACAGATGAGCGAGCGTTAAAGCTCAGAATCAAAGATGCTGTAAGGCATTGGGCTTTGTATTACATTGGTGTGATTAAGATCGGTTGGGACTATATAGAGGACGAGATTAGTTATGAGGTGGTACGACCATCTAAGCTGATCCTTGATCCGATGTCTAAGATCGTTAAAGGAAGATACAGAGGTAAGTACATTGGTCAGTTGCGTACTGATACAGCAAAGACGATGCTACGACGTTTCCCTAAGAAGAAGACATTGATACTTGAACAATCAAAGAACAAGAAAGGAACCAAGATTCAGTATATCGAATGGTGGACTGACGAATATGTGTTCTGGACGCTACTCGATGAGGTACTAGCAAAGGTGCGTAACCCTCATTGGAACTACGACAACACCACAGAAGAGACAGATGAGTATGGTGACGCAGTAGAGGTAGAGAACATTGGTAAGAACCACTTTAGAGTTCCGCAGATGCCGTTTACCTTCCTATCAGTATTCTCAACAGGAAAGCAGCCGCACGACGAAACGTCACTTATTGAACAATCTATCCCATTGCAGAACATCGTTAATAAACGAATGGAGCAGATAGATAAGAACACTGACAGCTTGAACGCTGGTTACATTCTAAGTGGTAACGCTTTCACAGACGCAGAGGCACAAAAGGCAGCCAACACATTGCGTAAAGGTGGAAACCTATTGGTGCCAGGAGAGATCCCAGGATCATACGCAAAGGACTCAGGAACACCACTGCCAACACAGGTTTACAACAACTTGCTCGATGTGCGTGATGAGATTAGAAACATCTTTGGTATCCGTGGATCATCAGCACAAGGAACAATGGAAGAGAAGACAGTGCGTGGAAAGATTGAGATCAAAGGACAGGACGTTGACCGTATCGCATTGGTTGCAGATTACATTGAGCAGATGGTTGATTACCTATTCAACTGGTCAGTACAGATGATGTATGTCTATTACGATGAGGAGCACACAGCGTCAGTTATAGGAGCAGAGAAGACAGAGGAATACTTTACATTGCAGAAGGACGATCTAAACAGAAAACTTCTCATCAGTGTTAAAGAAGGTTCAATGCTTCCAAAGGATACGCTTACACAACGTAATGAAGCGATGGATCTATGGAGCGCAGGAGCGATTGATCCTATTACCTTCTATTCAAAGTTAGACTTCCCAGACCCAGAGGCAATGGCAAAGCGTCTATTTGAATGGCAGTCAGACCCAGGCTCACTATTTGGAGCACCAGCACAACCAGTACCGGAGGGACAAGAGCCAGTAGCAGGCGCAGCAGAACTCGGCCTTCCAACAGTCCCAGGTGGAATACAACCACCGCCTCAGCAACAATCTTTACCGCCAGTACCTCAGACACCTGGAGTACCAGCGTTATAAGCTAAGTTCTTGGTCTTTAAAACCATGCTAATACATTGGGTTCTAAGACCCATTAACAAAACTTTGCAGTATGTTAGATGATGATTTTCTAAAAGACTTGCCCTCAGATAGTGATGATATATTCGCTAATCTAGGAGAGGACGAATTGGAGGCAGAAACCGAAAATTCAGAAGAAGATTCAAAAGATGACTCAAAGGAGTCAGACGATAAGACAGAGGAAGAAACGCCAGCTTCGGACGGCGAGAAGTCAGAGGACTCAGATGACGCAGAGTCAGATGAGCCAGACACCGATGCAAAAGAACCTAAGATCAAGTTACCTCCTCTACATGAGAACCCCCGATTTAAGAAAGTCTACAAAGAGTCGAAAGACAAGGATAGACGAATCGAGGAACTCGAACAGCAGTTAGCTAGCGATAAGCCGACCGTTGAAGCTAAATCACAACCTGTACCAGAGTATGCAAAAAACTTGGGGTACGATCAGGAAACATGGGACGCTTTCAACGAGCAAGAAGCAGAACGAGTAACGACTCTTAAAACTTCATTGAAAGATGAATTGAAACAAGAGATCATCGCTGACCGTGAAGCTGAGGATAAAGCAGTTGAAGATAGACAAAAAGAAATTGACGATTATTACGAGGAAGAAAAGATCCGAGTAAAAGGCGCTTTCGGCCTATCTGATTCTGACATCAATAATGTAGTGAAGTTCGCTATCAAGGAACAGCCTACAGACGCTAATGGCGTGATTGATATAGAGAAAGCATTTTACATGTGGGATAGAGCAAAAGGCTCTAAGAAGGAGACGACTACAAGAAAGAAAAAGGTAGCTGAAATGATGAACTCAGACAGTTCAACCAGTGCCGATGAAGAAGTCACCACTTCCCAAAACCTGCGTAACTCAAGAATGACTGATCTGATATAGGTATAAATAGATAAATATGAGTTTTGGAAATCGTATCAATACGACTACACAAGCAAAACTAATGCCAAAGGTGGCTGACACAGTTTTAGGTAGTAACGTATTGGCAACTCGTATGCTTGCAAAGCCAAGCGTATGGAACGGAAAGCGGATGGAATTCCCTATCAAAGTTTCAAAGAACACTAACGGTGGTTCATTTGACGGAATGGAAACATTTGCAACAACAGCAACAGACAACAGAGTTAAGTTGACTTATGATCCAAAGTATTACCGACAAACTTCAGTATTGCCACTAACTGAGATTTCAGTGAACGCAACAGAGAAGGGAGTTATGAACTTGATAGCACTTACTTTGGCATCAGATGCACAAGACATGGCTGACGCAGTAGGAGATCTTTTCTACAGTGACGGAACAGGAAACGGTGGTAAGGATTTCTTGGGACTAGCAGCAATCGTTGATGACGGTACAACCGCAGCAACTATTGGTGGACTAGCACGAGCTACTTACACAACACTTAATTCAACAGTTACATCTAGCGCAACACTTGGACTAGACACAATGCGAACAAGTTTGAACGCAGCAGCATCAGGATCACAACGACCTTCATTGATCGTTTGTGACGAAACAACTTTCGGATACTACGAACAGTTGCTACAGCCACAAGAGCGAATCATGAAGAATATATCGATGGCTAAAGGACTAAAGGGTGGTACTGGATTCGTTGGACTAGACTATGCAGGAATTCCTGTACTAGCAGATGAGAAAGCAACATCAGGAGTTATGTTCTTCCTTAACGAAGACAACCTAATGTGGGTTTCAAACAAGGTTAAGATGACAGAAGCTATCCAGTACGCACCGTCAATGATTGATGGTAACGACTATAAGGGAGCTAAGGGACTAGGATTCTCATGGAGCGGTTGGATTCAACCTTCTAACGCTGCAGCAATCATTAGTCACACATACCTTGGAGGTAACTTGGTAACAGATAATCCAAAGCGACATTCTAAGATTACTGATATTGCAGGAGTTTAGTCATAAATCTAATTCACAATAAAAACAAAGATTATGGCATTAAAAACTTCAGACTACTGTCCAGCTCAAAAGTACGGAGCTGAGGTAGACGCAGAGATAAACTTCGATGATGCTGTCGATACAGATGACATTGCAGATGACGCTGTTACTACTGCAAAGATCAACGATGATGCTGTTACAAACGATAAGGTAGCAGATGGCGCAATCGACACAGCAGCAAAGTTGGCAAGCAACGTAGTAGAGACTGCAAAGATTAAAGACCAAGCAATTGATACTTCAAAGATTAAGAATAACGCAGTCACAGACTCAAAGATCTCTCTTCCAAAGATATCTTCAGTACAGGAGACAGTTACTTACGACCAATTCACAGATGGCGGATCAACAGTCGGAACATTCGATCTTGGGATAACACTTCCAGCAGGAGTAGTTGTGACCCGTGCATTGATAAATGGTGTAACAGGGTTCACTGGAGATACATCAGCGGTTATCACAATCGGTGATGGATCAACAGTAGATCGTTACAATACTGGAACACCGGATATATTTACAACAGCGGTTGCTATCGACGCTGGTGCAGTATCAGGAACTCCGTTTGATGTGGCAGCAGTAACAGTAACTCTTACAGTTACATCAGCAGCTGACTTTACGTCAGTGAACGCTGGTGAACTTACAGTTACTTTATTCTTCGATCAAGCAACTAACTAATTCAAATAAATAAATAAGATATGGCACAATTAGGAACGCCAATTCAGATCTTACCCAGCGACGTATATGACATCTCATCAACACGAGAGTTGGAACTAGGTCAGTTGGCACAGACAGATGACGGTAAAAAGTACCGTTACGCAAAAGCTGGTGGAACTGCTCTATTGGCAGGAAAGCTAGCAGTAGCTGCAACAATCGTTGCTAACCACGAAAACGTAACAGTGGCAGCAGCGGCAGCAGTAGGAGCAACAGAAGTTACAGTAACTCTTGGAGCAACTGCAGTAACAGCTAACTACTACACTGGTGGTAGCATGACCGTTAATGATGAAGCAGGAGAAGGTATTACATACCGAGTAGCTTCACATCCAGCAGCAGATTCAGCAG